GATCGCAGCCCAGCGAGGGCCTGATCGGCAGACGCCCCCGCGTAGGACTCTGCAGCCGCAGCGTCACGCTGCCGGCCGAGCGCCGCGGTCGCGGCGATGTCCGCCAGCCCGACCGGCGTCGTCTGCATCTGCTGCTGCGGTGCTGCGTAGGGGTCGAACGCCATGCCCTGGGTGATGTTGGTCCGGACTCGCGGGCTGCCGTTGATGACGGTCAGCAGGTTGTTCATGGCGTCCACGTTGCCCGAGCGCGCCATCCCGGCCGCTTCGCCAGTCAGGTCGAATCGCTGCGTCCCGAGCCTGTAGCCGCTGATCTGCTCGGGGTTGTAGCCCGAGCCCTGCGCTGCGTCCAGAATCGACGCGACCTCGGCAGGAACGCCGTTCTGAATCAGCGTCTGCCGGTACTCCGAACGCTTCCGGGCCTGATCGACCTCCTGCCGGGCCTTCGCCAGCAGCAGTTCCAACTGCGCCGCATCGGTCGCGCCGCGGTTATACGCATCCTGCCGGTTGCCGCGGCCGAAGATCGCCTCCCCGAGGTTCGCGTAACCCTGGTATGGCGCGCCCATCAGTAGCCCCCTTTCCGGTTTCCGCCGGTTTTGGTCTTGCCGGGCCCGCCGCCGGTCTTGGTCAGCTTGCCCGTACCCCAGCCGCCAGCCATGCCCTGCGCGGCACCGCCGGCCAGCGACGAGAACGCATCCAGCCACGGGTTCCGGCGGATGCCGTCCAGCCGCATCTGCGTCAGGAACTGATCGCCCCCGGCGAAGTTCGCGATCCGCTCGATGTCCGAACCGGTGCGCGCGGCCCTGATCGCTTCCTCGCGCCGCTGCAGGCCCGGCGCGTCCATCGCAGACATCAGCCCGGCGATCATCTTCCCGTAGTCGCTCACGCCAAGGCTCGCATCCGCCGCCTGCTCTTGCGCCGCGGCCGAGACGTTGCCGACCTGGGCAATCCCGCGGCTCGCGCCACCAGCCCCTGCCTGCAACTGCCGCATGTACTGGCCGAGCACGTCCGCCTGCGCGACTGCAGGCGAGGACTGCGCCTGCTGATCGACCAACGCATTGACCCGGGCGTCGGCCTCACGCTGACGAGCGCCCTGCGCGCGAATCCCGGCCGCGGCAGTGCGATCCTGCCGGCGCGCCACATTTCGATCGTTGACCATGGTTGCGGCGACGGCGGCACCGGTTCCCAGCAAAAGCGGTGCGGCAGCAGCAAAACCAGCCATATCAGATCCTCCTCATCAGGGCCCGCCCGAGTAGCCGAAGCCGCCGGGAAAGACAGTGTTGTAGACGTACCGCTCGCCCCGCCGCCGCGCCGCTTCTTCTTGGCTCCGCCGGAACAGGTTGGCGAACACGCCGAACGCATCGCCCAACCCTTGTGCCGTCGCCGTCGCCCGCCCGGCCTGCAGGTTGTTCTGCAGCGCCTGCAGCGCCCGGCTGTTTCCGGTGGTGGCGTCCATCCCGGACTGGGCCAGCCCGATCAGATTCAGCCGCGACTGTTCATCCTGTGCGCGGAGGTCTGCAGCTGCTCCCTGCGCACGCCGGTCGGCCTCAATCACACCGCGGCTGTACTCCTCGCCGACCCGGCGGGCGTTGTCGATCGCCACGGATCCGCCGGTGTTCCCCGAGCGCGCCATCGCGAACTTCAGCCCGCGATCCGTGTCGGCCTTCTGGCGGTTCAGGTCGTTCATGTAGAACGCCCGCGTCGCGCCGAGGAAGTCGCCGATCTGCTGCGCGCGGCGCGGATCGTCGAACGCCTGATTGATCCGGCCGACGCTCGCGGTGATGCGAGCCTGCCGGGCCTGCTCCTCGCGCTGGGCTTCACGCTGCGCGCTGTTGTCGGGTGATCCGGACATCAGCCGGCCCTCCTCGTGATTGCGAAACCGATGCCGTCGGCGCCGTTGGCGAAGTGTCCCACGCGGACGCCTTCACTTCCCAGCCCCAGCCAGCCATACCATTCGTGCGCGGCCGTGCGGCTCGCCAGCGCGACCGTCTCGACCCGGTGCGCGTGCTGCAGGGCCTCACCGATCGCGCGCTTCGTGTGCTTGCTGATCGCGCGCCAGTGCCGCGCCCACCCATCCGGCGTCCCGATCGCCCAGCACTCCAGCACGCCGGGACGCACCAGCAGGAACCCGCCGGCGTAGAACGGCAGGCCGTCCGGCCCGGACAGCGCCCATGTCGTCGCGTTGATCGACCCGACCAGACGCTGCGCCGCAGCCTCCGGGTCGTACTCCGGCCACCCGCACATCGCCGCCATCTGCTCGGCCTCGTCCGGCCGCGGGTTGCGCGCCAGGATCGCGAGGTCCGCGACCAGCGCGGGCGTCAGCCTGACGGGTTGAGCAATGTGCGCGGTCACGGCGGGCCCCCGAAGTCGTCCACATACACCACCATCGCGTTGAACTGCCATGTCCCGGTGTACGTGAGCCTGATCGACATGGACGGCGCCGAGACGGCGATCGGAACCATCGTGCCCGGCAGGGTGTCGGCGGGCAAGGTGTACGGCGCGGTGAACGCGGACAGGTTGGTCTGGTCCCAGCCGACCTCAATCGTCGCTGCACCGGTGCCGACGATGTCGACGCCGTGCAGCATCTTCGTGACGCCTGGGGCGCCCATATCCAGCCACGGCCACTGCAGGGTCGCCGTGATCGGAGTCTCGTCCACGTCGCCGTCGTAGTCGTTGATGAGCGCGTCGTCGAACTCGATGATGTCGTCGCCGGCCCGGACGATGAGCTTGTCGCCCTTGAGGGCGAAGGCCGAGACCTGAAACGGCAGCAGGTAGCGTGTCCAAGCGCCGACCTGACCAACGCGGGTGATCGAGTAGACGAACACTTCGGTCGTGCCGGATGCCTTCGGGAATGCCAGCCACCGCTGCCCTGCGCTCGGGTAGTAGATGCCCAGCGGGCGGAGCCCATCCACCACCGCCTGCGCCATCGCAGCGCGTACCAGCGGGTCGATCGGCATGCCAACGTCGCCGGCCTGCAGATTCGTCGATCCGCCTGCGATCCCGATCGTCCTGTCGCCCTCCGACGACAGGAAGAACAGGTCGTTCATGGCGGGCGTGACGGCAAAATGAAAGGTGCTTCCGACAGGCAGCTCGTCGATCAAGGCCATGTTGTCCGGATCGGGGTCGATCTGGCGCATCTGGAACGATTCGCTGTTGAACGCGACGAGGTTTCCGCGGTACAGGCCCAGCGCGACGAAGTCGTTGCTGCCGTACTGGCCGAGCCCCAGCGGGAGGAACCCGGCGTCGCGCTCGGCCGACCAATCCAGCGGGTCGTTCGTCGCGGAGAACCGCGCGATGTCCCGATCCAGCGCGTAGATCTTCCCCTCGGCGGCAAGAACGTATGGGGTCCTCGGGCAGTTCGGGTCCGTCACCTGCCGCGTCACCGCGCGCCAGATGATCTGCCCGTCGACGACGGTCCCGCCCGCGAAGGTCGGCCACGTCGGTTCGATGGCGCCGCCCGCGACCATCGCCGGGATCGCCTTCCACGCGATGCGGGAGGTCGCGACCGCGGTCCACGTGATCGATCCATCCGCGACCGTGCCGCCTGCGGTCGTCGGCCACGTCGGTTCGACGTTCAGGCTCGTCTGCGGTGCAGCCTGAGTCGCGCGGAAGATCAGGTCGCGGAACCCGCTGCGGATGATCGCGAATGCGAAGTCGTCGGCGTAGGACACGCCGGCGGTGGCCCGGCTGAACACGGCGCCGATCTGGAACCACGCCGCGTTCTTCGGGCCGATGCTGGTGAACCGAGACTCCCGGTAGGCCGACCCCGAAACTGGGGCGAATGCGTCCGATCGAATGACCGCCAGAGCCGCGTCCAGCCAGCGCACCACCACGCTGACGGTGTTGGTCACGCTGGCAGACCCCGTTGTCGCCATGCACCACGCCGTCACCCTGTCGAACGCGCCGCATGCGATCGCAGGCGCGAAAGCGTAGTAGGGGCCTGCCAAAACTGCCGACCGCAGCGAGTTCGCCCCGGTGTGCGGGTTCAGCGCCGAGACCGTGATCGCAGGGTCCAGCGTCCAGGCGCCGCCGCCAGACTCCAGCCCCGGGTCCGTGATTGCCGCCGGCGTCAACGGCCGCGCACGCGGCTTCACCAGCGCGCCGGGCGCGTATTCCTTGCCGGGCTCCCATTCCGCGGTCATGGCGCCTCCCGGTTGAAGCCGGCCATGTTGCCGTAGCGGTCGCCGATGTCGGGGTTGATCGCCGGGCCCTGCGGGGTGATCGTCGGGTCAGAAACGCCCACGGGCGCACTGCCGGCTTCCTCGATGATGACCGCGTTCGCGGTTTCGACAATCGCGTTCCAGTCGGGTTCGATCGTCCCGGTCGTCGGGTTGGTGCCGAACACGTCCTCGACTTCGAACACGTATCCGGCGAACACCGGCGGATCGATCCGGTCGCCCACCGCCTTGACCTGCCCGGATGTCCACCTCGGCGGCGGGCTGCCGAAGCGGTCCGCCACGTATCCGAACCCGTTGGGTGTGGTCGGCTGAACCATCGTCCCGGGCTTGAAAAAACCGCTCACCTTCCGGCCAGACGAGAACCGCTGCAGCCAGTAGTGGTAGTACACGCTCGGCGCATCGGACCACGACGCGACCACGTAGATGAAACCGAGGAACGGCTTGGCGTAGGCCACGTCGACCAGCGTTGCCGCCGCGCCGTCGGGGTGCGTCAGCACTTCGACCACGACATCCGGACTCGGCGAGGCCGTCGGTGCCCCGGCGAACACGACATACTTGCCCTCGTGCACACACAGGCCTTTCGTGCCCGGGATCGTGTGCAGACGCGCCGTGCCGGGCCGCGGCAGGAATGTCTGGCTGGCCGTCCGGTAGCAGTTGACGCCGTCGTACAGCGCCTCGGGCGAGGCTCCGCCCTTGAATCGCTGCCGGCTGATACCGGCCTTTCCGCCGGAGAGCGTGACGGTCCGCGGCATCAGACCCTCCGCGGCATCGGCTTGTTCGGCGGCAACTGCCCGCCGGGAATGTAGCGGCGCGTGCCGTGAGACGCCGCGGTGTACGACGACCGTAGGTCGCTCGCGTCGGTGGCGGCAATCTGCGCGTCCGGCTGCCGGTAGTGCGCCTTCGCGCGCGCCAGCGCCGACAGGAACAGCGGCTCCGCGTCGATCGTGCTGCGGTCGTTGTCGGCAGCGAAGGGCAGCAGGCCCACGTCGCCCTTGATCCGCAGCAGCCACAGGTCGTCCGACGGCGCCGGCCAGACTTCGATGCACTGCCGAACCTCGTACCGCTGGACGATGCCGGACAGGTTGCTGGTGTACGCCTCCGGCGGGATCCCGCAGATGATCGGCGTCCACACGTCGTCCCCGCTGGAGACGCCGGCCCATTCGATCCGGCGCCCGTCCAGCTTCAGCGTGCACAGGCCGCGGTTCGCGTCCAGATCGTAGAACCGCACGCCCTGGCGAAGCTGCCACGTGAACATCCGACGCTTCCGGGCCGCCGGGTATCGGTTGTACAGCCGCACCTGCTCCGAGCGGAGGAAGTCGTCGAGCAGGTCAGCCATCCCCGGCGGCGGGCTTGCCGCCTGCGCCGAGTACCCGAGCCGGCGCATGAGCCGCGTCCGCAGGGACACCAGCGTGTCGGTGACGATCGGGCCGTCCTCGTCGCAGTCGCAGTTGTAGCTCGTCACCTCGTCGGGCGTGACCAGCAGCGTCTGGCCGTTGACCGCGGCCGGCGTCGTCGCGCTCGCGCTGCTGGCGAGGATGAAGTGGGCCGACGGGCCCGCAGCGTATGCGTCCCACCGGAAGAACTGCGGCGTGCCGGTCAACTGCAGCGACTGCAGGACCGTCGCGCCGGACACCAGATTCAGGAACAGCGCCCCTCCGCCATAACCCGCCAGCGGAGGCTGCGATGCCTCGCCGGTGAACGTGTCTCCGGGAGACGGAGCGGAAACGCCAGGCGACGGAACCATGTCGAACACCGTCGCGCTTCCCAGCCCGTTCGTAAGCTGAAAGCTCGTCCCGGTCCAACTCGGGTTCCCCCCGGGAACCGTGAAGTCCCACCGGTCCGGAAGCGCAAGCAGGTTCGTCATCGCGTCGCCTCATGCAAAGGGGCCGGCCAACGCCGGCCGGCCCCGTGGTCGATCAGACGGGCATCCGCCGTCACGGTTCCTGCGGGTCCGCGTCGCCGCCTTCCTCCGGCGGATCTTCGGCCGCGCCCTTCTTCGTCGCGGCCTTGGGCTTCTTCGCCTTGACCGTCGCCTTCTCCAGCGCGTCCGCGAACGTTTCCTCGTCGGGGTAGATGCGCTGGATGATCGCCAGGGTCTTGTCCCCCGGGTACTTGACCGAAAGCGACGCCAGCAGCGACGCCGGATCGTCCGTGTCGATCTCGATCGCGCGCGTGTCGTCCACGACGACGACATCTCCGGTCATCTCGTTCTTGAACAGCGCGCGGAGGATCGGAAGCTCGTAGGCCGGGCACTCGCGACTGGGCGTCATGGACGCGCTAATCGGCACCTTCACGTCCAGCATCTTGATCAGGGCCATTACGGCGTTCCCTCCAGGTCGATGGTCACGGTGCCGGCCGCCGAGACCGAGACGTTGACGCGAATCCAGTACGGCAGGTTGTCGATCTCCTGCCGGAGCTTGGATGCATTCGTGAGCGTCAGGATGGTGGCCCACGCGGCGTCACCGGAGGCCGGCGTGTCCGCGAGCGGGGACGGGTGGCCCTGAATCAGGACGGTCGCCCCGGAGGGCACCGCAGCGGCAAGCTGCAGGATGCCCTCGCGGCCGAATCCGCCGTGGTGCGGGGTCTTGTTGAGCCGGATTCCGGCCTGTGCGCCGGTCGCGCCGGTCGTCAGCGCGGTGCAGAGATTGAGTAGGGCGGGCATGGTGCGCTCCGATCAGGCGATGGAAAGGACGGCGTTCGAAGAACGCTTGCAGGTCGTCATGCCGTAGTCGCACAGCATGCCGTAGTGGTGGACCAGGCGGTTGTAGACCATCTCCGGGATGATGCGCTGCATCCAGCGGTCCTTGAACGGACGCATGCGGATCGACTTCTTGTTCAGCATGTAGATACGCTTCTTCCAGGGATGCGTGATCGCGCCGACGAGATCGTCCAGTTCGTCGAACGAATGGTCCAGAACGATCGGGACGCCGTGGAACTTCAGTTCCTTGGTCGCGGGGTCGAGGGTCACGCCACCCGAGCCGGGAACCGAGACGTTCAGGTCCTGCACTGCCCGTGCATCGCGGCGGAATGCGTCGTAGGCCGAGCTGCCCATCGCGATGAAGTCCGGCGCACCCAGGTTGCCGCGGCGAATGCACTGCCGGCGCGCGATCTCAAGACGATCGACGAGGTTACCCGGCGTCGCCGTGCTGATGCCCATGTCCGCATGGTTGCGCCACAGCGGCACCACGGACGCATCGATGCCGCCGATCGTTCCCGTGGCCGGGTTCGTCGAAACCAGAGCATCCAGCCCCTGCGGCGCCAGCGCCGAATGCGTGCCGTCGCGGAGGACATCGAAGTTCAGATTGTCGAGGTAGCCTTCCTTGAGCGCGGTCCAGTGCTCGTTCACCTTGTCCACGATGATCGACGCCTCGTCGCGCGTCGGGCCGGTTTCCTTGCCCGAGCTGTTCCGGGTGATGACGATGCCGGAGTTCGCGAGGTCGGTCTCGGTCAGGTAGAAGCCGTCGAATGCCTCGTAGTGCTGGAACGGCGCCAGCCGGACCGGATCGCGGCTGTTGTACGTGAGCTGGTCGCCGCCGGTGATGCGCTGGTAGTTCGCGTCGCGGCGCAGGCGGACCTTTTCGCTGAACGTGCCCTGCGAGAAGATCGTGTCCTTCTTGTTCGCCATGAACCAGGCGAGGGTCGCGCGCTCGACGCCGACCTGGTCGATCGGATCGCCGTCGGCAACCTTGTTGAAGTTGTAGGTGGCAGCCGCGAGGAGCTGCTGGGGAGTCAGGGGCATGGGAAACCTCGAACGATTGGGGATGGGGGTTCACCCGGTTCCGGGTGTGACTTCCATCGCGTTCGAGGGGCACGACGCCTCTTTCTGTGCTACCGGGCGCGACTCCGGCGTTCTGCTACGCGAGACCGGCGATTCGCCGTCAGGTCTGGATTCTGCGCCACTTCCGCCGAAAGTCAAGGGCCGCCGGAGCGGCCCATGGTTCACTTCGCCGCCATCATCGCGGCGAGTGTCGCGTCAACCGGATCGACCACGCGGGAAACCTGCGTCCCTCCGGGTACGGTCGGGCGGAGCGGAGGCAGTGCGGCCGGTGCCGGCGCCTGGACAGCCGCGGGAAGCTGCAGGCGCGCGAACATGTCCCGGACTCGGCCGGCCCACTCCGCCGGCGGTGCCGCGGCGCACATCGCTTGGATCGCCGGGGCCAGCACTTGGAGCTTGGCCTTGTACGCCGGATCGGATGCGGCCAGTTCGGCGTCCAGCGCCTGCAGGGACTGCTGGCCTTCTGCCAATGCCCGGCCCGTCTGATCTTGGAGCTGCCGGGCCTGCTGTGCCTGCTGCGTCTGCTGCTGCCGGGTGCGGGCCTGCGCCAGCTCCAGCGCCAGTTCCCGGTCAATGTCCATGTCCGCGACGCGCTGCTTCAGGTCCGGGTGGTCGTCCAGCGGATCGTAGCCGCCGACCGGCCGGCCCAGCGCCTTCGCGAGAGTCAGGTATTCGCTCTCGATCTGCTGGAACGCCGCTTCGATCTTCGCCGGGTCGCCCGAGTTGACCAGCGACAGGTAGGTCATGGTCGCGCCGAACTGCTCCGGCGTCGCGCCGGTCTGCTGAATCGCCGACTCCCACTCGGCCATGCGCTGCATCGCCGGGTGCGCGGTCTCCAGCTCACGGATGCGCGCCGACATCTCGCGGAACCGCGTCTCGCTGGCGCCCTTGAGCCCCAGTTCCTTGACCTCGGCGTCCACCTTGGCCGCGTCCGGGTCCGCCGGTGCCGGCGCGCTCGGCTCCGCCGGCTTGGCGGCTTCTGCCGGCGCTTCGGCCGTCTGCTCAGGCTGGGCCGGCGTTTCGGCCGGCGCGCTGGTGCCGAGCATCGCCGCCAAGGTGGCGTCTACGTCGTCGGCCTTGCTGGCCTCGGGCGACTCCGGGGAAGTCGGTTCGGCGGGAGTTGCCGGCGCTTCGGCAACGGCTTCGGGCGCGGGCGTGGTTTCGACCTCGGGGTTCTGCTGCTCGGTGTTCGGGTCCATCGGGGTTCCTCGTCAGTTCATGGGCGCCGCGGCAGGCGGCATGGGTTGGCCCGCAGGGGCATCGGGCATCGGGGCAAGATAGGCGAGCACGGTCTGGCCCGTCGCCGGATCGATCAGCGGCACCGGCTGCCCGGGTTTCGGGATGAATCGCTCAGGGTCGATGTTCTCGCCGAACCGCTCCAGCGTCTCCTTGACCATCTCGGCGTACTTGTCCGCGATCTCCATCGGGTCCGACTGGCGGAGCTGGCCGATCGCGCCGATGGCTTCCTTCAGGATCGGGGCGATCTGCGTCCACCGCTCCTGTCGCAGGCCGGACGCCGCCTTGGTGGTGCTGCCGGCGCGGATATCCAGCGACAGTAGCAGGCCCATCTGATCGACCGTCAGGCCCTCCGGCCAGAACACCAGCGGGCCGGCGTACTTCTCGGCCTCCGGCCGTGGCATGCACTGCAGCGCCACCTCGGCGTCGTCGCCTGCAAGCTCGATCATCATCTCGTCCAGCGAGTCGCGATAGAAACTCAGCCGCGCCTGGGTGCCGGAATCCTGAATCTCCGACTCGGTCGCCGTCTTTGCCGTGCGGATCGACGAGGCCAGGGCTTCCTGAATCCCCCACACCAGCTCCAGCTCCGACCGGATGACGCCGGTGTCGTACAACTCCGCCATGAACTCCGGCGGCGGGATGCGCTGGATCATGTCGCCGATCGGCCGGCCCTTGGCGCTGACAGGCACCATCTCCGCCGTCTCGCTGTACACGATCCGGTCCACCTCCTCCGGCGCCATGTCGTCCGAATCAAACCCGATGCGCGACTTCACCCGATCCCGGAACGTCCGGTACTCGGTGCGCGCGCGGTTGTACTCGTCCAGCAGGTCCTCCGACCGCTGCGGCAGCGATTCGGGGTGACGCTTGCCGTCCACCTGCAACGGAGCCCACTGCAGGAACGGGTAGAACCGGCGGGTCTTGACCTGCGGGGGCGCGATCGGCCGAGCCCAGCGTTTCGTCCCCTCGACCCATGTCCGGACCACGCCGGCGTCCTTGTCCCAAATCTCCCAGGCGAACAGGTACTCCTCCGACTTCTCGCCACCCTTCGCGGCCACGAAGGCGTCCGCGTCCTCCGGCTTGAACACCTCCACACCCGAACCGTCGCCCGTCAGTTCACACGGCTGGCGCTTGATCCGCTTCTCGGCCGTCTTGATCTGCTCGTCGTCGAGCAGCGGCAGCATCGTCTTGGCGTCCTTGACCGGGATCGGGACCCGGTGCGCGATCCACGGCGCGTCCAGATACCGCTCCAGCGTTGGGCACTCCGGCGCGACCTGGACATCCTCGGCGGGGATGAAGTCGTAGTACCGACCCACCGCGACCTGAACCTCGCTGCGCTCCTGCAGCCCGGCGAGCTGGGCCTCCAGCGAGGCCTGCAGCACCTTGAGGTCCTGGTGCATCTCGCCTTCGGCGATCTCGGCCTGCGTCGCAGCGATCCGGCGCAGGTTGTCCTGGATGTCGTTGATCTGCTGCGCCACCAGCGGGTCGCGCTCGGTGCGCTTCAGGTACACCGCCTTCATCCAACCGACGCCGACCGTGAGCGCAGACCGGACCAGCGGGCGGGCGGCGGCCTTGAGCTTCCCGGCCTTCCACAGCCCCGCCAGCACCGCATTGATCGCCTTGGACAGCTCCTTCGCGGACCCGAGCCGTTCGGCCGTTGCCGACTTGCTGGGCTGGGCGTCCATCGCAGGGTCGCGGACGTACAGGTACGACACCAGCACGTCGAGATACGCCGCAGCGATCGGCACCCTGACGCCATCCCGACCGCCGCCGGTGTAGTCGCACCTCGCGCGATCTCGGGCGTACCCCTCGCGCGCCTTCGCGTCCATGTCCCGGCCCGCCTTGATCCGGTCGGCCCACGCCTTGACCTCGGCCTCCTCCTTCGCTAGGCGCTCGGCCTCCGCCTCAGCGGCCAGCCGCTGGGCCTCCTCGTCCTCGTAGATCGCCACCACGGCCATCTCGTCGCTGTTGCCGATCATCGGGGTCTCCTCTGCGCCTGCAGCGCCTTGATGCGCTCCGCTCGGCGCAGTTGGTTGACGGTGAATGGGCCTTGCGGCTCGGGCGGGTCAGGATCAGCCGGTGGGGCCGGGTCGCGCATCTTGTCCAGCCCGCGCCCGATGAGGCCGCAGACATCGACGGCGTCGTCTTGGTCGGAGTCGGCGCCGCGGAACTTGCAGAGCAGGTCCCGCAGCCTGTCCGCCCATGGCCGGCCGATCGGGAGGTAGACGCCGCCCGAATGCACGTAGCCGCGGAACGTGGACACCTTCGCGATCTTGTCCTTGTCGTCCGGCAGCAGCTCGTGGAAGTAGTAGACGCCGGTCTCGCCCTTCTTGGCCCGCTCTCGCTGCAGGCGGTTCCGCATCGGCGCCACCGCGTTCTCGTCCTTGCCGCGCGCGCCCCACCAGTGCGAGACCCGCCACCGCTTCGCGGTCGTGATCTCGGCGTCAACCGACTTGTCCAGCGTCACGCGGTCGAACCACCAATCCACCGCGTACAGGTCGCCCTCCGGGTCCATCCCGAACACGC